GTTGGTACAGATGAATTTATAGTTCTAGATGCAAGTTCTCAAAAAAGAAAAGCAGCTAATGAAATTAATTTAAGTATATTTAATAATGACTTACCTGGAGATATTTCAGGCGTTACAGCTGGAAACGGTTTAACTGGTGGCGGAACTTCTGGAGATGTTACATTAAATGTTGGAGCAGGTAATTTAATTGACGTAACTGCAGATGCTATTGATGTAGATTTATCAGAATTAACAACTTCAACATCTGATGCAGATGGAGATTTCTTTGTTGTAGTAGATTCTGTTAACGCTCAGAAAAAACTTACTAAAGGTAATATAGCGATTTCAGGTTTTAATAATGACAGTGGATTCATTGATGGATCTTCTTTAAATGCAGATAATTTATCTTCTGGTACAGTGCCAGATGCAAGATTCCCAGCGACTTTACCAGCTGCAAGTGGGGCTAACTTAACAGCTTTAAATGCAACTAACATTGCTTCAGGGACTTTAGCGTCAGACAGATTACCTACAGTTCCTACGACAAAAGGTGGAACTGGTTTGACTACTCTTGGAACAGCAAACCAAGTTATTGCTGTAAATGCAGGTGCAACAGCACTAGAATACCAAACAGTAGATTTAGCAAATTTGAATGCAGATAACTTAACTTCTGGTACAGTCCCATCTGCTAGAGTGTCGGGTTCATACACTGGGATTACTGCAGTTGGCACACTTACATCACTTACAACTAGCGGAAATGTTACATCAGATCACGTTTTACCAAATGCCACTGATACCTACGACTTAGGTGCCAGTGATAATGTTTGGAGAAACGTATACACTGGAGACTTACATTTATCTAACGAAGCAAAAGAAGAAGGTAATGCTGTCGATGGTACAAAAGGTAATTGGACTATCCAAGAGGGTGCTGAACATTTATATATTTTAAATAATAAGTCTGGTAAAAAATACAGATTCAAATTAGAAGAGATGTAATGATATTTAATTTTGACAAAAAACATTACGATAGTGAAAAGTTATCTGATCAAGGTAAAGTGTATTTACAAAAATTACAAAACATTGTTGTAAAGAAAAATCAATTAAGTTTAGAATTTACTGATTGCGAAGTTTTACAAAAACACTACTCTGATCTACTTAGCAAAGAACTTCCAGAGGAAGAAAAAACTACCTCTGAAATGTTAAAAGAAGGATTCGATCAAGAACAAAAAGGAGCCTAGTCTATGGCTTTTGGTAATACCGCATATTCTGAAGCGGCCTTTTCAGCAGAAGATAATAACGCCATTGCTTATCCTCAAGGTAATGTTCTTACAGGATCAATGGGTGAAGAGTCCAATGTTGGTGATGCTAATGTAAATGTTACAGGTATTCAAGCAACTATGAGCAATGGAGGAGCTGTTGCAGGTTCTTCTGTTTTAGTTTCTACAACTGGATCTCAATTAACCACAGCTATAGGAGAAGAAGACATAAATGTAGGTGTGCCTATTACAGGTCTTGAATTATCTATATCTAATAAAGAAACTACGCAAGATACATTAACTGCTTTTGGAGAAGCTCCTTTTGCTTCTCAAAGTCCTGCTACTTTCTTTATACCTTCTGTTGAAGTGTTTACGACAACAGGTGCTGGAACTCTTCCAAGCTTCTTATTACAAACTTCTGTAGGAGATGGGGTTGTTACAGGAGATGCAAATATTTCATTGGCAGGAATATCTTTAATTTCTTCTATTGGTCAAGTAGATCCCGCTCCGGATGTTGCGGTTACTGGTGTTGAAATGACATCTGTAATAGGAACAGAAACTATTGTTGCAGACGCAAACGTAGAAGTAACAGGTTCAGTCTTAACTTTAGATATTGGAGAGGAAATTGTTACAGCAGATGCTAATGTTTCAGTAATAGGATCTGAGCTAACACTATCGACTAATGATGTAACATTTGACATAACTGCTGATATAGATGTAACAGGATCTCAAGCAAACATTTCACTTGGAACTTATTCTGTTTCTGCTGATGGTAATGTAAGTATTATAGTTACAGAGCACGATATAATTACATCGATTGGTTCAGTAACTACAACTGCAAATGCTAATATTTCTGTATCAGGATCACAATTAACAGGTTCTGTTGGTGATGTGTCTTTCACAATTAATGGTAGTGTAGCTGTTACAGGACAGCAATTAACTTTAACATTAGGGGATGAGTTTGCATTTACAGATGTGACTGTTGAAGTTACTGGTCAAGAGTTAACAATGTCTATGGGAGAAGAAACTCCTACAGCAGACGCTAACGTTGAATTAACAGGTATTCAATTAACAAGTACAATTGGAACAGTAGATGCTGTAGCTGTAGCTGAGGTTACGGGTGTTCAAATCTCTACATCTATAGGATCTGTTATAGTGACAGGAAACGCTAATATAGATGTTACTGGAATTGAGTTACAATCTAGTGCTGGAAATGCAAATGTTACAGCTTGGGCCGAAATAGATCCTGGAGTGTCTAACGTTTGGACTGAGGTTGATCTAGCAGCATAGAAAGGATATAATTAAAATATGTCATCAACATATACAGATCTTGGAATAGAACTAATGGTTACAGGTGCCAACGATGGTACTTGGGGAACTAAAACAAATACAAATTTAGAAATAATTAACCAAATGCAAGGTTATGTAAATAAATCTATTGCAGGTGGTGCGCAAACAACAGCATTGTTAATAGCGGATGGTTCTACTTCATCTTCTGATGCAAGAAATTTAATTATAGAATTATCGGGTACAATTACAGGAAACCAAATTGTTACAGTCCCAGATAGTATAGAAAAATCTTATATTGTTTATAATAATACTACTGGAGCATTTACTGTTGAATTTAAAACTGCAGGGGGAACTGGTCCTACTTTTTCAACAACAGATAAAGGAGTTAAAATTCTTTACAGTAATGGAACAAATATTATTGACGTGAATGCTAATTTAAGCAATTTAGGTGCTATCACAACAGGGGCGATAACTTCAGAAGCTATTACAGCTACGGGTAATATACTACCTGGTGCTAACGACACTTATGATTTAGGAGCCAGCGGTAATGTCTGGCAAAATGTTTATACAGGTGATTTACATCTTAATAATGAACATAAAACTGAGGGAAACGTAGTAGATGGTTCAAAAGGGAGTTGGACTTTACAGGAAGGTTCTAAAGATATATACTTAATCAATAACAAATCTAATGAAAAATTTAGATTAAAGTTAGAAAAAATTTAAGGAGATACAATGGGTATTATTTCAAATGGAAATACAGTAATCGATAATGGTGCAATTGATGCGAATGAAGTCGATACTACGCAAATAAATAATGATGCCGTTACAGCAGACAAATTAGCAGACACTGCGGTAACTGCAGGTTCTTATACACTCGCTTCAATAACTGTAGATGCTCAAGGTAGATTGACTGCTGCATCTAGTGGAGCAGCAGGTGGTGGAAATATGGAAAACGTATTTTTTAAAAGAGGTCCTACTTCTGCAACATACACTGCAGATCCTGCAGCAAGTAAATATCAAGCTTATGCGTACGGTGCTGGAGGCGGAGGCGGAGGCTCAAACCGTATTTCTGGTGGATCGGGGGGTGCTGGAGGTTTTGGTTTTTACGCAGGATCAGTAACCGGTGGAACAGGATATTCTTATTCTATTGGTGGAGGTGGTTCAGCTGGAAACACAGGGGGACCTGTTGCTCCAAGCGGAGCCGCAGGTGCTGCTACAAACATAACTAATTTATTCACTGTAAACGCAGGTAATGGAGGAACAGGGGGACACAATAACCCTAATAACCCTCAAGCACCTTCAGGAAATGCTGGAAGTGCACCAGGTGCAACTCACACAGATTTTCAAAGAGGAGTTTTATGGGCACCTGATGATGCTAATGTTGGAAGCGGTGGCAATGGCGGAGCAGCTAACCAAGGTGGGGGGCAAAATGCAGGTCAACCAGGTGGTATAATATTATTTGATGATAGAGGATAACTATGGCATATTTTATTTTTAATAATGATAATGATATTGTAAATATATCTGCAAATGATGCAGATAGAGATTCACTTAACATTAATTTAACTGATTATATTGTAAAAGATGTGAGTGACAGTGATTTTAATAAATTAAAGTTAGAATCACATTTGGTAAGCTTTGATGGAACAAACGTTTCTTTTACTGATAGAGAAATATCAACATTTTCTAATTTTGGGACTAAAGAAGAAATCGATGAAAAAATATCATTAATAAAAATTAAATTGAAAAACTTTCTTTCTAACAATAGTGGACACTCTAAATATACTGAATGTGAAAATTATTATAACTATTTAAATTCATTAGATACTTCAACTTTAACATTTCCATTGAATAAAACTTGGGAACAATATTGTTCAGATAATTCAATATCATTTATTCACACTTTACAAATACCATAAATAAAGATATTTAAATGATATGTTTAATAATATCATTGAATTTCAAGCACCTAAAAAATATTTAGATTTAAAATATCAACACCCAGAGCCAATTAAGAGTAATGTTCCAGATTGGTTTAAAAAAATTAAACATGTGATTCATAAAAGAACTGTTAAAGGTTGTATGCCTTTTATGGATACTTTACTAACAGGATACTTATTAAAGTTACCTTTAGATATTTATTTAGAACATAACGTATACAATAATGGAGAAAGAGAAACTTCCGTTTCTACAGGTTTAATGGGACATATAAGTAACTTTACAAATTCACTTAATATAAACAAAGCTAAGGAAATGCACCCAATTCATCAATTAGAAGGAAGTCCTTATGTGCAAAAAAATAAAACACTACCAATTCAAAAAATATTAAATCCTTGGACTATAAAAACACCTCCAGGGTATTCTTGTTTGTTTGTGCCTCCCCTAAATAACGCTGATGATAGATTTAGTATTATACCTGGTATAGTAGATACCGATTCTTTTCCAGCAGAAATTAATTTTCCCTATATTATAAACGGAGATAAATATCCAGTTTTAAAAACATTAATAAAAATGGGTACTCCTTACGTACAAATAATACCTTTTAAAAGAGAATCATGGAAAATGAAAATAGGTGAAGTTCCTGATTCAAGAATGTTAACAAATAGATTTGTAGCAGCTGTTCAATTATTTGAAACATATAAAAATAAATGGTGGCACAAAAAATCATGGAAATAAAAAATAATAAATTAACTGATTATATAAAAATTTTTGATGATGTATTACCAAAAGAAGTTCATGAAAATTTTTTAAAATACTTGAAACATAGTGATGATAAATTCTTGATAGCAGGCGTTCAAGGGACTAAAAATAAACCAGATCGTGTAGTAAAAAATATAAGAAATTCTTTTTTATGGTTTCCAGGACAAATTAATTGTTCTATATCAGAAAGTCATTGGGCATCTTTAATTTCTTTTTTTTGTAAAAAAATCTATAGAGAATATGCAAATATGTTAAATTTAAAAGAGTGTGCTAATATTTCTGAATTATCTTTTTTAAAATATGAAAAAGGAAATCACTATCAAAAATTCCATGTAGATCAGGGAAGAGAAAATAGATCGTTTAGTTTAGTTTATTGGGTGAATGATAATTATAAAGGAGGCACTTTTTCGTTTAAAAATCCTACTAATCAAGTTGAAATAAAAATAGATAAACAAGAAAATAGAGCTGTGGTTTTTCCAAGTAATTTTTTATATCCGCATAGAGTAAATCCAGTAGAAGAAGGGACGAGGTATTCTGTTGTATCATGGGCACGATAGGTAAAGATTTTAAATTTAAATTAATTAAAAATTTTTTAAGTAAAGATGAAATAAATCTTTTGAATAATTATTGTGAAATCAAACATAGAACTAACACAACTAATTTTGATTTTAATCAAAATAACAATGGTGATACAATGTTTTATGGTGACTATTTGATGGAAGCTTTACTTTTAAGTAAACAAAAAGTGATGGAAAAAGAAACTAATAAAAACCTTTTACCAACCTATTCTTATTGGAGAATGTACACACGATTTGCTAATCTTTTACCACACAAAGATAGACCCGCCTGTGAAATAAGTGTAACAGTTCATATAGGTAGTGATGGTTCTGATTGGCCTATATTTATTGAAGGAGTAGAGAATAAAACAGTTCCTGGAGATGCTGTTATATATCTTGGTTGTGAACTAGAGCATCATAGAAAAGAGTTCCAAGGGGACTGGCATGCACAAGCTTTTTTACATTATGTTGATGCTGATGGTAAAAATAAAGAATGGTATTTAGATAAAAGAAATTACTTTGGATTGACTCATGATATTTAAACAGAATAAAGAAGACGGATCTTGTGAGATAATTTTTTCTGAAAACGAAATAAAAATAATAAAGGAAAAGAAAAAATTTTATTTAGACGCAGAATCTTTAAGGCATTTTGGAAATGTACTAATGAAAATGGTTGCAGATTGGAATATGAATTTTAATGATGAATTAAAATTTAGAAAAACAATAGGAAATGAAATTGTAGAGGGTAAAGATGACAAACGTGATAAATAATTTTTTAGATAACAATGAATTTGAAAAGTTAATTAAAACTTTAAGCTTAGAAGGACTTAATTGGAACTTTCAAAATTATCAATTTTTTAAAGATGACGCAAAGGGAAAAATTAAATGTCACAGAATGATTTGTAAAAATATTAAAGATTTTTATAATTTTAAAATTTTAGAGGACAAAATAAATTTAGGTAATTTAGATAAAATAAATGTTAAATTAATTACTAAAAGCTCTATATTAGTTGATTTTCCTGTAGAGCAGAATGAAGCTCCAACTATGATATTTTTTTTAAACACGAACGATGGTTTTTTAGATGTGGATGGTATTGGAAAAATAGCATGTAATGAAAATACAATTGTTTATTTACCTACTAAATCTCTTTTTTTTCATAGTTCTTGCACTGACCAAGACTATAAAATGTACATTGAGCTTGAACTAAAGGAATAGATTTAATAAACACAGCGTGTTATAATGTGCCATGCCGTTAACAAACATACAAATAGCACCAGGCTTTAATAAACAAGTCACAGAGACCGGAGCAGAAGGTCAATGGACTGATGGGGATTTTGTAAGATTTAGATACGGTTCTCCTGAAAAAATTGGTGGTTGGGAACAAATTACATCTGATACTTTAGTCGGAGCTGTTAGAAAACAACTTGTGTGGGCTGATTTAGACGGAAGAAGATACGCAGCTTTAGGAACTAACAAAGCTTTGTTTATTTATTACGAAAGTGGCTTTTATGATATCACACCCTTAGATACAGAACTAACGGGTTGTACATTCGATACCACAGATACTTCAGCAACTGTTACAGTAAATAAAACAACTCATGGTCTATTGGCAGGGGATCTGTTTACCTTTACATCTGTAACTCCTCCAAGTGGTGCAGGATATGTGGCATCAGATTTTGAAACAAATACATTTGAAGTCATAACTTCAGCAGCTAACAGTTTTACAATTACAATGGCTAGTGCTGCATCAGCAACTACATCTGCTAGTGGTGCTGCTACAGTAAACCCATATATTAAACCAGGTCCATTGAATGCAACAGCAGGCTATGGTTGGGGAACAGGTACTTGGGGACGAGGAACATGGGGATCTCCTTCAACAGTCAGTAATTTAATCATTGATCCTGCTTCATGGTCTATAGACAACTTTGGTCAAGTAATGATAGCCACTATTAAAAATGGAAAAACATTTTCTTGGAATCCTATAAATGCAGATGCAAATGCTTTAACTACAAGGGCGGTTGTTGTTAGCGGAGCACCAACAAGATCTGTAATGTCTATTGTGTCAGATAGAGATAGACATTTGATAGTGCTCGGAACAGAAACAACAGTCGGAGATGATAATACACAAGATAAAATGTTTATTAGGTTTTCTGATCAAGAAAATATATCTGAGTATGCACCAACATCAGTTAACACCGCTGGGACTTTTAGGTTAGATTCAGGTGTAAAAATTGTAGGAGCTGCAAAAGGTAAAGATTATATTTTAATTTTAACAGATACTTCTGCATATGTTATGCAGTTTGTTGGACCACCTTTTACTTTTTCTATTAGACAGGTTGGAAGTAATTGTGGCTTAATTGGTCAGCATGCTTTACATTATGTTAATGGTAGAGTTTGGTGGATGGGACAAGCAGGAGGTTTTTTTGTATTTGATGGAACAGTTAAATCAGTTCCATGTTTAGTTGAAGATTTTGTATTTACCAACACAGGAAATAATCTTGGAATTAATTATAGCGCAGGAGAACAAGTGTACGCAGGTCTTAATCATTTGTACGAAGAGATAAATTGGTTTTATCCTAAGAATGGTTCTGAATTAGTAGATAGAGTAGTTACATACAATTACACTGAGAACGCTTGGACAACAGGTTCTTTGGCAAGAACTTCTTTTCACGATTCAACATTATTTGACAATCCATA